GTGCCGCCCACGCTACTTGGTAAACTAAATGTCCGCAACTAGACCCGCCTCTAAGACAGAGTTAAAAAACTACGCTCTTCGTAGATTAGGTTATCCTGCCATTGACATCAACGTGTGTGATGAGCAATTGGATGACCTAATTGAAGAAGCAATTGATTACTTCCAAGAGTTTGCTTATAACGGAAGTTATCAGTCACTGATGAAGATTCAGGTGACAGATGCTATCAAGTCTGCTGCAACATCTTCATCTCAGCAAGGTGTGACCAATTGGTATGAAAATAACAACTATGTCGATCTTCCTCCTGGCGTGCTAGGTGTAAACCACGTCTATACAAATATTGGTGCTTCGAGCGTCGTTCCTGGTAATATCTTTAACATCAAATACCAAATCTTCTTGAATGACATCTATGCGATGACTCATGGGCAGATTCTTCATTACTTCATGACATCGCAGTATCTTGAGACCTTGGATTGGGTCACCAATTCTCAAGCAAATCGTAGAGTTAAGTTTAATGAATTGCAAGGTAGATTGTATCTTGATTTTGATTGGGATACTTTACAAGCAGGTGATTGGATTCTTGTCGATTTGACAATGCGTCAAGATCCAGATCAATATCCTGCAATGTATAATGATGCTTGGTTGAAAGATTATACCGAAGCACTCTTCCAACAGCAATGGGGTCGCAACCTCAGCAAGTATGACGGCATTCAAATGCTTGGTGGTGTTACTCTAAATGGTCGTCAAATTCTTGAAGATGCAAGTCAATTCAAGACAGACCTAGAGCAACAGATCCGTAGAGATTATGAAATCCCCCCAATGGACCTTGTAGGCTAATATGACTTACCGTAACGATCCTCCAAACAATTGCATTCAATCAAACTATTCAAGTAGTTGTCGATTGAATCTCAATGGATCTGCCCAAGAGCAGACATTCATTGAGAATTTGATTGTAGAAAGCATCGAGCTCTATGGTCAGGATATCTACTATCTACCCAGAACTTACGTCAATAGAGACACTATTCTTAATGAGGTGGAGACCAGTGAATTTAATCAGGCACTGGCAGTTAGAGCATATATTAACGATGTAGAAGGTTGGGAAGGTCAGGGAGATCTTTTAAGTAAGTTTGGTGTGAGGATTGAAGATAAAACGACTTTTGTTTTCTCCCGTAAGAAGTTTGAGGAGAAAGTTGATGATAATGCTACCTTGAATGTTGAGGGTCGTCCTAATGAAGGAGACTTAATTTGGTTTCCAAGAGCAAAGCACTTATTTGAAATTACATTCGTAGAAGCAGAAAGACCATTCTATCAACTAGGAAAGGGGTATGTCTGGGAATGTCAATGCGAACTCTTCGAGTATAGTGACGAAGAGATCGACACTGGTGTTGCGGAGATCGATGCTATCGAAACTGCATTCGCCAATTCTATTAAGTTGGTTATGGATGCGGGTGGCACTGGAGCATTTACAGTGGGTGAAGAAATCGTTGGTGATCTCTACTTGGCTACGGCGACTGCCACGATAAGTGGCGATGCTGTCAATGCAGTTACAGTTACAGATGGCGGTGAGCACTATAAGTCTGCTCTGCCACCTACGGTCACATTTAGTGGAGGAGGAGGAACAGGTGCAACTGCAACCGCAACAGTCAGCTCTGCTGGCATCGTCACTGGCATTACTATTACATCTGGTGGTAATGGTTACACTAGTGCTCCAACAGTCACAATCGACTACTCACCAAAAGACTCCAGAGCAGAAGTCAAGTCCTGGAATGCTTCTACAAGAGAGCTCCAAATCATTAACCGCACAGGAACATTCAATACTGCTGAGGTAGTCACTGGTCTTACTTCTGGTGCTAGATGGAGCCCCGAGTCTTATAACACTCTAAATAATACCAACACTGCTGATACCATCGATCAGAATTACTCCTTCGAGACTGAGGATGACGATATCATCGACTTCACCGAGGGCAATCCTTTCGGTAGCATTGGGTCCACTACTGACACGACAATCTGATGTTAGGCACATATTCATATCACCAAATTTTTAGAAAGACTGTTGTTGCCTTTGGCACACTCTTTAATAACATCGAAATCCATAAGGACGATGAAGTTATGAAGGTGCCTTTGGCATACGGTCCAAAACAGAAGTTTTTAGCACGTTTGGATGCAACTCCTGATCCTACAAATGTCAGGACTCAAATCACACTGCCGAGAATTTCTTTTGAGATTAATGGCATTACATACGATCCTTCTAGAAAAGTATCGCCAACTCAAAAGATTAAAATTGCAAAGGATAGCACAGACAACAAAAATGTCTTCATGCCTGTGCCATACAATGTTGGATTTGAGTTAGCAATCATTTCCAAAACACAGGAAGATGGTCTTGAGATTCTTGAGCAAATTCTTCCATACTTCCAACCACACTACAATCTTCCAATTAAATTGTTGGAAGAGATGAATGAAACTAAGGATGTGCCTGTTGTCTTGAATAGTGTAGACTATGAAGATGACTATGAGGGCGACTTCTCGACCCGTAGAGCAATCATCTACACACTAGGTTTCACTGCAAAGACTTATCTATACGGTCCTGTCAGCGATGCGAAGGTCATCAAAAAGGCAATCGCAGATATCTATGCCGAGACAAATACTACATCGGCACCAAGAAACGTCAGATATACTGTTGTGCCTGATCCAATCACAGCAGATGCTGATGATGACTTTGGATTTGGTGTTACATCAGAAGACTTTACTGATAACAAGAAACGTAATCCACAAAGCGGCGTAGACGAGGACATTTAATATGGGAGCATTTGATGGTTTAAATGATGCGTTTGGCACTGAGCCTTCTGAAATTCAAAAGATTGAGAGTGACAAACCATCATTAAAAAAGAGTGAAACTGCTGATGTAAAGCAGGACTATGAGACAACTCGTGCTCAACTACATAACTTAGTTATGAAAGGGCAGGAAGCAGTTGATGGCATACTTGATGTGGCACGAGCGTCAGATCATCCTCGTGCTTATGAAGTGGCAGGTCAACTTATTAAAAACGTTGGAGACGTAGCAGACAAACTCATCGACTTGCAGAAGAAGATGAAAGAGTTGGATGCTGAAGAAAAGAAGTCTGGTCCTTCTACAGTCAACAATACAATGTTTATTGGTAGTACGGCAGATCTCCAAAAGATGCTAAAGAAGCAGAAGGAGATAAATAATACAGACTCGAATTAACACGACATGACAGTATTAAATGTTTTAAGCACCAACTCGGTTGCTGCAGCTGCTACAGAGTATCAAGTTGTTGAGACTGGATACTATCGTGTAGTTGCAACTGCAGGTGATGCAACTATCGCATTCAACGATGGTCCTGCAATCACTCTCATTCAAGACCAAGCACTTCTTCTCAAGGGTGCTAAACCAGGACAAGCAAGAGTTGTAAAAGCAACTGACTCTGCTACTGCAGTATACACTCTCGGCACAAATCTTGGTGAAGTTAGCAGCACACATCCTTTCTCTGTTGGCGATTTTATCGCTGTAGTAGATGACTCAACTTCCCCTGCAATTGGCAGTGAATTTTTATCTGCTGGCACCGCTGGTAAGTCCATCACGGCAGCAACTGGTAGCACAATTACAACTGATGTGGACTCTTCAGCTGCTTCTGCTGATTACACTTACGCTTACAGCGGACCTCAAGCAATTGTCAAGCGATGCGTAAAGATTGCTGTAACTGGTCAAGCAGTTGTAGTTGAGGAAGTGCAAGTAGTAGGCGGTTGATATGGCAGCAGTAAACCAGGAAGCAGAAAGAATTATCAAGGGAATGAAGAGGCGTAGTGCCTCTCGTTTTCGTCGCCTCTATGGTAAACGTGCCAAAGAGGTGATGTATGCTACTGCCAATAAATTGGCACAAAAAGAGCAAGTAAAAATGCCCCCTACTTATAATGAGATCTTCAATGAAAACAAGAGTGGTGATAGTTCTTTGCGTGACTGGTTTACTAAGAGTCGCGCTTCTGATGGCACCCCTGGTTGGGTACAACTGGGTGGTAAATACGCAGGAAAACCCTGTGCAAAACAACCAGGACAAACAACTAAACCGAAGTGCGGGTCTAGTAAAATGAAGCGAGACCTAAATAGTGACGAAGAGGAAAAAG